TATAATGAAATTGGCTTAATATGACTTTAGTACCTTTGGACATACCATCTGGCTTTTACAGAATAGGCACAGACTATGAACAATCTGGCAGATGGCGTGAAGGTAGCTTAGTCAGATGGTTGGACGGTTCATTGCGTCCTATTGGTGGTTGGCAAGACAGAAAGCAAGATTTTGCCTTACAGCCAGTTAGAGGTATGCACGCTTGGGAAGCATTAAACACTAGCACTTGGTTAGCAGGCGGTTCACATAATGCTTTAGTTGCTATGACAGGTGGCGGTTTAGTTTATGACATTACTCCACAAAACTTAGCAACTGGACGCAAGGATGCGGCTGTATCGGCAGGATATGGTAAAGGTGCTTATGGTATTGGTTTCTGGGGTACGCCAAGACAACAACTTTCCAATGCTATTCCTGAGCCTGCTACATTCTGGAATTTAGATAACTTTGGCGAATTAATGGTGGGTTGCCATTATGATGATGGTAGGCTTTTAGAGTGGGGCTTAGGTATTTCTAGTGGTGCTGAGAAAATTACTAATAATAGCTTTACTGCAGGCACAGATTGGACGCTTGGCACTGGTTGGGCAATTAGTGGTGGCGATGCTAAATGGACAGGCACAACGGCGGCAAACCTTCAGCAAGCTATAACTGGCCTTACAAGCGGTGCTAAATATCATTTTACAATAAATGTAACTGACCCTGATGCTGATAGTGATGCGTCAACAATACCGTCATTAAAAGTTAAAGTTTTAGGCACAACAACTACTACAGTCTTGCTTGATGAAACTTTACCTATTGGAAATAGTTTTTATAGGTTTGATACGGACGATACTGGCATTACAATACAAATTTATCCTGCAAGCAATGCAGAGCAAAATGTAAATGTAGCTGAAACATCTTTAAAAATAGCAACGGTTGCTACGCCTATAACTAATGCGCCATTATCTAATCTTGGCTTAATTGTAACTGAAGAACGGTTTATTTTTGCATTAGGTTCTGGTGGAAATAGCCGTAAAATATCTTGGTGCGATAGAGAAGATAGAAATACTTGGACGCCTGCCGCTACCAATGAGGCAGGGGATATAGAGCTACAAACTTCTGGGCAAATTATGCAAGCAATAAGAACCAGAGGACAAACGCTCATTTTAACGGATACAGACGCCCATACAGCACGTTATCAAGGACCACCTTATGTTTATGGCTTTGAGAGAGTTGGTACATCATGCGGAACTGTTACGATGCGTGGAGCGGTAGATACTGATAGGGGCGTGTTCTTTATTGGTCAGGAAAACTTCTTCTTGTTTAATGGTAACACAGTACAAACTATTAAGTGCGATGTGCATGATTATATATTTGGCGACATTAACACTTCTCAGCAAACTAAAGTCTGGGCAATGGGCGTACCGCAATATGGTGAAGTTTGGTGGTTTTATCCTTCTAGCGACAGTATAGAAATAAATCGTTATGTTGCTTATGATTACAACGAAAATCACTGGATGATTGGTGAGCTATCAAGAACATCTGGCGAGGCTAGGGGCGTATTTAGATACCCATTCATGGCAGATTATGACGGTACACACGCCAACATAAAAGAACACGAAGTTGGTTATAACGTGGATAGCGGTGCTATTTTTGCAGAAACAGGACCAGTATCCGCAGGAACAGGCGAAAATATTATGTACGTTACTTCAGTAATTCCTGATGAAGTTACGCAAGGTGATGTAAGTATGACGTTTAAAACACGATATCACCCCAACGACACAGAAACATCACATGGTCCGTTTACGCCTGCCAATCCTACAGATGCCAGATTTAGTGGCAGGCAAGTACGCATGAGAGTAACAGGTGTTAAGCCTGCTGATTGGCGTGTTGGTATAATGAGGCTTGAAGCTACAATAGGGGGTACACGTTAATGCCTGCACCTATTTTACCAGTTATAAGCCAAGATCTTTCTCAGTGGGGCAGACAGCTTACAAACTATTTACAACGTAACTTAGGTAAATTGTATTTTAAATCGTCAGACGATAACCCATCAGAAAATGGTGTTATTCTATGGGATGAAACAAAAAAATATGCTGTTGTGTCTAGCGATAATGCTTTTAGGCAACTTGCAACAAAGCAACCTACGCCTAGCGCAAACATTGGTAGCGCAGGGGATGTAACTGGAATGATAAGTTGGGATACTAATTATATTTATATTTGTGTCGCTGACCATGATGGAAGTAGCGCAATTTGGAAGAGGGTAGCACTAGCTACATGGTAAATGCCTAAAGATATTCAAGTTAATGAATTAGAAAGATGCCGTCCTTGGATCGAAGCGGCACTTAAATATACTGGAGGAACCCATTTTTGGGAAGATATAGTAGACGGTATTAGTGCAAGTAGAATGCAAGTATGGCCAAGTGCTAGGGGGTGTATTGTTACGGAAATTGTGGTATACCCTAGAAAGAAAGTGCTTAATATTTTTTTGGCAGGTGGCGAATTGGAACAAATTCTTGATATGAACGACGATGTAGGAAAGTGGGCAAAGTCACATGGTTGCGAAACTGCAATCATATCGGGAAGAATTGGTTGGAAAAAACCACTTATACCAGAGGGGTGGAAGTTAATGTATGCAAATTTCCAAAAGGAGATTAAATAATGGCAAAAGGCGGTAGAACAAATCAAGATGCAACAATGCCTGCATTTGCAGAAACTGGAATACAGCAAACCACTGGTGTTGGAACAGATGCCGCGGCTACTGGTTATACTCCGATGTACGGTATTGATGTTGCAGGGTTTTCACCAATGCAAACAGCAGCTTTTGAAGGTACGAACCAAATGGCAAACGCTTTTGGTATGCCAACAGCAGACAATCAAGGTTATTTACCGCCTACACAAACTATAGGTGGTATAACTGGTTATTCTTCAGGTGATGTTTATGATGCAAATGTAGATGCACTTAAAACAAGACGCCCCGGGCAAGCTGATTACATAGAAAGTTTTGCAATTAATCCAGTTACAGGAGAAGCTGGTAGCAGAGTGCCAGATAATCAACCAGTTGCATTAGAAATGCAAGGTCAAGGTACACGAGGAGGCAAGTAAAATGGCAGGTGGTGCAAATCCTAACATAGTTCAGCCCACGGCAAATCCATATAACCAAGCGTCTATGGCGCAAATGGGTGCTATGGGAAGAACAGCGCAAGGTATGGGGCAAACAGCGGCTACTGGTATGGGTGCGTATCAAAACCCATACGACCAATCTGTCGTTGACAGAACCCTTCGTGATGTTGGTGGTGCGGCACAAATTGGACTAAACACTCTTGATGCTCAAGCTGGTTCGGCAGGGGCTTACGGTGGTTCTAGGCATGGAATAGCAATGGCAGAAGCCGCAAAAGGTTATCAACAACAGGCGCTAGATAAAGTTGGGGCATTAAGACAGCAAGGTTTTAATACAGCATTGGGAGCTTCTCAAGCAGACCTTTCTAGGCAAATGCAGGCAGCAAATCAACTTGCGAATTTGGGTCAACAATCTTTTGGATATGGTCAAGCAATAGGTAATCAGCAAATGCAACAAGGCGCCTTGCAGCAAGCATTAATGCAAAATTTGGCAAATGCAGGGTCAAAGCAATATCAAGGTTATACTGGTCAACCATTAGGCTCGTTAAATACATTATTACAAACTTTGGCAGGTCAACCAGATATGAAAGGGCAAACTTCTTCATTCAACCCTGGCTTATTTAACTACTTACAAACAGCCGCAATGATGACAGGTGGATAATGAACCGATATGATTTAGAAGATATAGCAAGGCGTACAGCCGCAAGTTATAATTTGCCACCAGAGATTTTTTTACGCTTAATAAATACAGAAAGCGGTTTTAATCCAAATGCAGTATCGCCAAAAGGTGCAACTGGATTAACACAACTTATGCCTGATACAGCCAGAGAAATGGGTGTAACAAATATTAACGATATTACACAAAATATTGAAGGCGGTGCTAGATACCTTAAAAAAATGGTGGATAAGTACGATGGCAACATGGAATTGGCTCTTGCAGCATACAACGCAGGGCCGGGAAATGTTGATAAATTTAATGGCGTACCACCGTTTGCCGAAACCCAAAATTATTTATTTAAAATGCTTGGTAGACGGCCTTCTCAGCCAGAACAATTGCCAAATACAAGAGCATCATCAAGAGGTGATGAGCAGGGCGGTTTATTAAATATGCTTACTAATATGGGCAATAAAAGCGGTATGAATACGTTACAAAACTTTGCGCAAGCACTAGATCCTTTAATCTTACCTGAAGCGAGAATGGGCAAAGTTATAAGAAG